GATCTACAACCTGTACACCGAGTTCGGCATCGTCCAGAAGACCGTGGACTTCGTGCTCGGCACCAGCACCACCAAGGTGTCGGACAAGTGCCGCGAGGTGGTGCGCCACATCGAGGACAACCTGCTCGGCGAGGTAATGAACGGCGTTCGCTGCCTGGTGAGCGCCGAGTTCTACGACAAGCTCATCACCCACGCAAAGGTCGAGGCGGCCTACGCCAACTACGCCGAGGCCGCGCAGCGACTGGGCGGCGACCTGCGCTCCGGCTTCACCTTCGCGGGCATCACCTTCGAGGAGTACCGCGGGCAGTCCACCGACACGGCGGGCAATACCGCGCGCTTCATCGCAGCCAACGACGGCCACGCCTTCCCGCTCGGGACGGTGCAGTCGTTCTCGACGTTCGCCGGCCCCGCGGACTTCAACGAGACGGTCGGCAGCCTGGGTCAGGTGTACTACGCCAAGGTCCAGCCGGCCGAGTTCGACCGGGGCTACAAGGTCCACACGCAGTCCAACGTCCTGCCGCTGTGCATGCGGCCGGCCGTTTGCGTGCGGGTGTACTCCAGCAACTGATGAGGCTACCGGGCGGGTCGCCCCGCCCGGCTCACCATGGGCTACTGCACCCAACAGGACTTGATCGACCGGTTCGGCGAGACGGAGATCATCCAGCTCGCCGACCGGGACCGCGATGGCGAAGTCGATACCGAGGTCGTGGACGGCGCGATTGCCGACGCGGCGGCGGAGATCGACGGGCGCCTTTCGGCGGTGCTGGTTCTGCCTGCGGTAGCGCCGAACGAACTGGTCTTTCGGGCCTGCGACATCGCCCGGTATCGGCTCTACGACGACCGCGCCACCGAAGTTGTGCGGCGCCGGTACGAGGACGCGGTGGCGTGGCTCAAGGATGTGGCGGCCGGCAAGGCGGTCATTCCTGGCGCGGTGCCGACCACTTCGACATCCGGAGCCGTCGTGGGGGGCATCGCGGTCGGGACCTCCTCGCGCGTCTTCTCCGACGCGGTGCTGGCTGGCATGGGGTGACCCGTGCTCGATCTGGCGAACATCGTGACGCGGCTTTCGACAGAAGTCCCTGCGCTGTCCCGGGTGGCTGGAATCGCCGCCCTCGAAAGCTTGCAGAGCGCGCTCACGGCGCTGCCGGCGGCCTACCTCATGCCGGGCGCCGAACGGCCCGATGGCGCGGAGGAGCCGAACGTGGCGCGCCAGGTGATCCGGGAGCGGCTGACGGTAGTGCTGGCCGTGCGCAACGTCGCCGACGCCCGCGGTGAAGCGGCCGCCGATGACCTGCGCCCGCTGGTGAATGCGGTCCGGCAGGCGCTCGTCGGTTGGCGCCCAGAGAGCGGCAAGACGCCGCTGATCTTCGAGGGCGCAGATCCCGTCGGCTACGACGACCAGCTCCTGCTGTGGGCGGAGCACTTTTCGACCCGTGGACGGGTGATCGCATCGTGACGGAGCTGGTTCAGATGGAATCGAAGGACGTTCAGATCCACATCCACGAGCACGTCGCGCCCATCCGGGAGCGGATGAGCAAGATCGAGGGGCGCCTGGAAGGGCACGAGAAGGAGCTGGCACTGCTGAGGCAGAGCCTCGAAAGTCTGCGCGACCGTGTCGACAGCGTGAAGTCCGACGTCCTCGCTGGCGTCGATCGGAACCACGCCGAGATCATCGAGACGTTCCGCACTCACGACGACATTGATCACGAGAAGGACGACGAGATCAGCCGCAAGGTCAGCAAGGTGGCGGACGCGCAGGCGCTGTGCGCCGAGCGGCTGGCAGGCCTGAAGGCTTGGATCATCGGTATCGGCTTGGGCGCATCCGCCATCGTCATCGCCTTGCAGTTCCTCCAGAAGCTCCACGCGGGAGGCCTTTGATGGAGATGCCAGACTGGAAGGTCGTCGTTCGTACGGTTGCTCCTGCGCTGGCAACGGCGCTCGGGACTCCGCTCGCCGGGATGGCCACCAGGGTCATCGCTGACGCGCTGCTCGGCCCCGGCACGACGGACGCGAGCGAGGAAGCCCTCGCGATGGCGGTGCAGTCCGCGACCCCGGACCAGCTCATCGCGCTCAAGACGGCGGATCTCCAGTTCAAAAAGGACATAGCGGCGCTCGGCGTGGACATCGAGCGCTTGGCCAACGAGGACCGCGACTCGGCGCGCAGGCGCGAGATACAGACCGGCGACCTTATGACTCCGCGGCTGCTGGCCGGAGGCGTCACCCTGGGGTTCTTCGGGGTTCTGATCTGGTTACTGGCTGACGGGATTCCCCCGAATGGCGGCGAGGCCCTGCTCGTCATGCTCGGATCGCTCGGCACGGCCTGGGCCGGCGTGATCTCTTACTACTTCGGCTCGAGCGCGGGCTCGCGGCATAAGAGCGACCTCCTGGCGATCGGGGGGAGCAAGCCATGACGCGCGATGACGCCATCGACCTGATCCTCAAGCTGGAGGGCGGGTACGTCAACCACCCGGCAGACCCGGGTGGGGAGACCAAGTACGGGATCAGCAAGCGCGCCCACCCGGACCTCGACATCGCCAACCTGTCGCCGGACCAGGCGCGGGAGATTTACCGGGCGGACTACTGGACTCCGACGGCAGCGCGAATCTATGACGTCGCGTCACGGCTCGCTGGGGTCGTGTTCGACGCCGCCGTGAATCACGGAAACGGCCAGGCCGTTCGGCTGCTCCAGAAGATCGCGCAGACCAATGCCGATGGAATCATCGGCCCCATGACCATCGCGGCGCTTCGCAACATGCTCGATGACGTCGGCGAGGACGAGCTGATCGTTCGGTACCTGATCGAGCGGGCGATGCTCTACGTGGGCCTTCGTCAGTGGGCGCAGTTCGGACGCGGCTGGATGCGTCGCCTGTTCACGGTGGCGCTGCTGGCAGCAGACAACAGGTCGTCGGCGCCAACCCACGTCGCGGAGCTGCTCGACCAGATCCTCAGTCTCGCAAGAGTGGCCCGCAGTGAAGTCCGCTGAGGGTCGCCACCTATCGCCGCGTGATGCGGCATCCATCGTCGCACTCGTGAGGTAACTGACATGGCATTCGTGAAGAAGGCATACATCGGGGCCGGCAAGATCTACGCGAAGGTGGTCGGCGCGTCGGCCGCGAAGGAGGAGATCGGCAACATCTCCAAGCTGGAGCTCGGCGTCGAAGAGGAAACCAAGGAGCAGCAGGACTACACGCAGCCGGGTGGCGGCGTCTATTCGTCGGTGAGCCGCATCAAGAACATCGCCGCCAACATGACGTGGCACGATCTCAACCCGACGAACTTCGCCCGCGTCGTTTTCGGCACGAAGTCGGCAGTGACTGGCGGCTCGATCACCGACGAGACGCACGTCGCGTACAAGGGTGGGTTGATTCGGCTGGCGCACCCGAACCCGACGGCCGTAACGGTCACGAACACGGGCGCGACCGTGACCTACGCGGCCGGCACCGACTATGAGGTCAGGCCGGCTGGCATCTTCATCCTGTCCGGATTCACTGGCGCGGAGGGGTCTGACGTCAAGGTTGACTACACCTACGCCGGTTATGACGTGGTGGAAGCACTCACGAGCGCATCTGTGACCCTCGACATGACGTTCGAAGGTCTCAACGAGGCTGACTCCGGCAAGGCCGTGATCGTCGACCTGTACCAGGTGAAGATCGGAGCCGCGAAGACCTTGAGCCTCATCGGCGACGATTTCGCCGCGCTCGAGGTGGAAGGCAAGCTGCAGGCCGACACCACCAAGACCGGCGCTGGCATCTCCAAGTACTACAAGGCCAGCATGGCCTGACCTTCTCTCATCTCCGATAGCGCCAGGGACGGCGCACTCTGACTGCGGGGCCTGACACCTTGGATCTCTCGCTCGGCGTCATCATCCAGGTCGTCAAGGACCAGCTCTCGAGCTGGGCCGACAAGGCGAGGGCGAAGCTCGCCGGGATGGGCCCGGCGGGCACGCGGGCGGCTGGCGCGGTCAGCGCGAGCGCCGACAGGGCAGCGGCCAGCGTCAAGCAACTGGGCGACGAGGCGAAGACCGCGTCCTCGGCGCTCGGCGGCATGGACGGCAAGCTGCGCGCAGCGGTGGCAACGCTCGCGACCGCCTTTACCGTCAAGGGCATCCTTGAAACCCACGACGCCATGCGCTCCCTCGCGGCGCGTATGAAGATCGCCACCGGATCGGCCGAAGGCGCGGCGCAGGCGATGGCCGCGGTGTCCGCCATCGCGCAGGAGACCGGTCAGCCGTTGCAGTCGGTTGGCGAGCTGTATGCCCGCCTTGCCCGGACCACCAAGGTGCTCGGGGTCTCGCAGGCCGAGGTGTCCGAGGTCACGGGCATTCTCGCAAAAGCCCTGGCCGCTTCCGGCGAGTCCGGAGCCAGCGCGGAGGCCGCGCTCATTCAGTTGGGCCAGGCGTTCAGTTTTGGGACGCTGCGCGGCGAGAATTTGAACTCCGTCCTCGAGCAGGCGTCGGGCGTGGCCGCGCTGATCGCCGACGGGCTCGGTGTCACCACCGGCAAGCTGCGTGAGATGGCCGAGGCGGGAGAGCTCACGTCGGAGCGGGTGTTTCGCGCCATCCAGCGCGGCGGGAAGTACATCGACGACGCGTTCGGGCAGTTGCCGGACACCGTCGGTCGCTCGCTGAACCGTGTCGGCAACTCGTGGGCCGAGTTCCTGGCGGACCTCGACAAGTCTGTGGGGTACACCGACCGGACCGCGGCGGCGCTCGACGTGGTCGCGGACAACATGGGCGCTTTCGCCGTTGCGGCGGCCGCCGCGGGCGCAGTATTCAACAGCTCCTGGGCGTTCAAGATGGTGCCCGCGATCAAGGCTGTCGGCATCGAGCTGGCTGCAGGCGGGACGGCAGCGCAGGTGGCAACGAGTAGCGTGAAGGCTTTCGGGCAAGCTGCTCTTACCGCGGCCGCCACGACAGCCCGATTTGCGGGCGGGGTCGGCGTGCTGATCGGCCTGTTCAGCGCGGTGACCTCGACGGCCGAGATGTTCGCGCGGTACACCGAGCAGGTGTACGCCGCCGAGATCGCCGCGGCAGACGCCCGGGACAGTTGGCGCGCGATGGCCGACGAGGCCAATGCGGCGGCCGGTGAGTTGGCCGAGTACGCGAACGTCCGCCGCAAGTCTGCCGAGCAGATCGCGGTGCTGTCGGCCGAGGAGCGGGACAACTACCGCCAGACGCTCCAGAGCGCCATCGCCTATCAGTACGAGAACCTGCGTGCCGCCATCGCGCAGGAGGCGCTCGGGCTCAAGACGGCTGCTGCCCAGGAGCGGGCGAGGAAGGAGATCAAGGCGCTCAAGGGCGAAGTCGCGCTGCTGAACACCGATCTCGGGCTCACGGCAAAGCAGATCGAGCGGCTGCAGTCCCTGCCGGAGGCGGTGCGCGACATGGTCGCGGAGTTCCGCCGGCTGCGCGCCGACAGCAACTCCACGGCGGACGCGCTCGGGAAGCTGGTCGCGAAGTTCAGCCCCGAGAACTTCCTCGGCATCCGGGAGCTGGGGCTCGCGCTCAACGAGCTGCGGACGGACGCCGCGGCTTCGGCCGAGCAGGTGGGCGCGGCCTGGGACCAGGCGCTCGCCAAGTTGACGCCGGAGCAGTTGGTGGCCTTCGGCAACACCGCGAAGCAGGTGTTCCTCGACTCGGAGCGCGACGCGCGCGCCCTGGCCGACGTCAACGACGCCATCCTGCGGCGGTCGCTCAAAGACCTGGGGATCGACGCGGCTGTGGCGTTCGGCGGCATGAGCCAGGGCGCGAAAGACGCCATCGCGAGTCTCGACAACCTGGCGACCCGATTCCTTCGCCTCAACGACATCAGCGGCACGGCGAAGAAGACGCTGATCGACGCGGTCGGGAAGGCCATCGACACCGCCGACACAGCGCGGGCTGTCGAGGAGCTCGAGGACCGCTTGTGGGCGATGAAAGAGGCGGGCCTGCTGGCGGGGAAGGAGGTCGCGCAGCTCACCGACAAGCTCAAGGAGCAGTCCGCCAAGATCACCCCCGGCATCCAGTCTGCGAAGGAAGCCTACGAGGCGCTGGGCATCACCTCGCAGGCGGCGCTGCAGAAGACGGCGGATGGTGCGCGGGAAGCCTACGAGGCCCTGGTCCGGCTCGGCGTGCCGCTGGCTGACCAGAAGGCCGCATTTCTCGCCTACGCCGAGGCCGCGATCGCGGCCAATGGCGGAGTAGCCTCCGCCGTGCTCAAGGCCAAGGCGGCCACGCTGGGGCTGTCTGGCGAGCTGTCGCGCCTGTCCGGCTCCACGACTCAGGCCGCCGCGGCCCTGGAGGACCTGCGCGCCATCCAGGAGCGCGGCGTGAGGACAGCCGAGCGCAACACCGACGCGGTGCGCGAGCACGGTACGGCGATGGTGGCGGCGGCGCAGCAGGCCCTGGAAAACGCCAAAGCGCAGGGCGATGCGCTCGCCATCGCCGAGGCGACGGTCGCGGTGCGGAAGGCCGAGGCCGATGCCGCGCAGGACCTGGCGGTCGCGCTGGCGAACGAAGCGTCCGTCGCCTGGAACAACGTCGCGGCGATGCGGGAGAAGGCGGCGGCCGATGGCGAGGTCACGGCGGCCGAGCGGGAGGCCATCGAGGCAGCGCGGGATCGGGCGCGGGAGCTGTCCGCGCAGGCGACTGCCGCCAAGCAGGCCGCGCAGGCTGCCGACAGCGCGGTCACCGCCGCCGTCGGTCAGCGGGAGAAGATCGCAGCGGCGGCCATCGACTGGGGCGCGCTGGCTGCGCAGTACGGCATCGCCGCCGGGGAGGCAAGCAAGTTCGCGGACGCCCAAGCGGAGATCTACGCGAACCTGCTTAAGAACACCTTGGGCAGTCTGTCGATGGGTGTCGAGGACTGGATCGGTGCGTCGCGGCAGGCCACCGAGCAGGCGGCCCGGTTCGTGACCGCGCTCCGTCTGGTCGAGGCCACGGCCAAGGGCGGGGACGAGGCCTTGACCGACTACATCCAGAACCTGCGGGTGGCCATCGCCGCCGGGCGGGGGCTCGGCGAGGAGACGATGGCGCCCCTGCGCGAGGCGCTGCGCGACGCCCAGGACCGGATGCGGTCGCTGGGCGAGTCGGCCCGCGACACGCTCAACAGTCTCAAGGACGAGATGGACGAGCTGAACAAGAACTACGACGCCATCGAGAAGCGCCGGGCGGAGGCGAAGCGGGCCGAGCTGCAAGCCCAGATCGCCATCGCCACGTCGGCAGGCAACGCGGCGGCGGTATCGGACCTGACGCGGGCCCTCGCACTGCTCAACGAGATCAGCGCGGTGCGCATCAAGGAGGCCGCCGCCCGCGAGCGGGACGAGGCGCGCAAGCTCACGCCGACTGCTGCACCCGGCAGCGCAGGCGCGACCGCCGTGGCAGACCGTGTCGTAACCAAGGTGGTGGACATCAACCTCAAGGTCGGCACCGACAAGGCCACGGTTCAGGCGGTCGAGGGGAGTGAGGAGGTCCTGGTGGAGATGCTCCGCAAGTCGCAACTGGTCGCCCGGCCGTGATCACGCTCACCGCAGGCGTCACGACGATCACGCTCCCCGCCGACATGGTCTGGGAGGACGAGCACGACTGGCACCCGGTCGAGCAGCAGGTGGACTACACGCTGACCGGCGCGATCCTCGTCCACACGGCGACCAAGGCCGCAGGAAGACCGATCACGCTGGTCGGCGCCGAGGATCACTCCTGGGTGCGGCGGGCCACGGTGGATGCGCTCAAGGCGCTCGCCGACATCACGCCGGACCCGATCACCCGCGACGGCATCTACCAGCTCACGCTGCGCGGCGTGACCCGCGATGTGGTGTTCCGGCACCACGACGGTGAGCCCACGGCTTCCAGCATCATCCTCTACAAGGGCAAAGCGCCCGACCCGCTTGATTGGTACCAGATCAAGCTCAAGTTCATGGAGGTCTGACCGTGCCCATCACCACCGCCAACATCAAGCTCCTCGCCAGCGAGCGCATGACCGACAACACCGACGGCGGCGGCATGGTGCGCGGCAACGTCGTGATCCCCGACGGCGTGAGCAACGCTATCTTTCCCGACATCTCTGAGCTGGATCGTACCTACGGGCGCGTGAACTTGCGCAAGGTGTTCCCCGCCGTGCAGACCACGGACACGGACGTGTACTACGGGGCGCACGTCATCCTGGAGGACGCACCCGATGATCCATTGGTGTCGGCCGCGCTGTTCTCGACCGAGGACTGGGCGGACGAGCGCCTCGGCGCCGTCAGCCGCCTGGAGTCCTACCTCGCTCGCGGGGCCAAGGCCGCCTACTACCTCTGGGAGGGCCACATCACCGGACAGATGGCGATCCAGTGTCTCGCCCGTGTGGGGGTCGAGCCGCCCGCGGTCGGCGCCACCATCGTGCTGGTTGGCAACCCCGGCTCGGCCTCCGAGGAGGAGCAGTACGTCCGGCTAACGTCGGTGTCGGTGACCGAGAGGACGTTCACTTACATCCTCGGGTCGTCCGCCACGGACTTTGTCCGGCAGGTGTTCACTCTCGGGATCAGCGACCCGCTGGCGATGGACATCATGGGCGGCATGGCGCGTCCTGACGACGACGCCACGCTCGGCACGTCGCGCATCTATGACACCGTGGTGGCCGACGCGGCACGATACTACGGCATCAAGCCGCTCACCGTGGCGGCCAGCCTGGGCGACCTCACGATCCAGGCCTCGTCCATCTACAGCGCGCTGGTGCCGTCCGCGCAGACCGAGATCCCGATCACCGACGCCAAGCCGCACGGCGACGCGCTCCAGGTGACGGCGGCGGCCACCGGCACCGTGACGGTGACGACTTCGGTCGACTTCGACGCCACGCACGCGCTCTACGTCGGGCAGGCGATCACTCCTGGCTCGTTGAGCATGACGACGGGCACGGGAGCCACGCTCACGGACAGCAACGGCGTGCTGATGAGCGGCGCCACTCAGGTCGGTCTGGTGGACTACGTCAACGGCGTGCTCACGCTCTCGCCGGGCGCCCCGGACTACGGCACGGCGGGCAAGAGCATCACCTTCAAACCGGCGGCGGCGCCGGCTCGCTCACTCCAGACCGCGTCCTGGCCAGTCACCACCGAGTCCCGGTCGCAGACGCTGGTGGCCTACCTCGACCCGATCCCGCAGCCCGGCACGGTGCGCGTCCACTTCCGTGCCGGCGGTCGGTGGTACGTCCTGCAGGAGCGCGGCACGGGCAAGATCGCAGGCGCCGACGAAGCCTACGGCGCCGGGTCGTTGTCGGTCACAACTGGGTCGCTGATCGTCACGCTCGGGGCGCTGCCGGACGTGGGCAGCTCGGTCATCGTGACCTACGGGCTCGCGTCCAACGACATGCTGCGGGCCGGGCTCGATCTGGTGGCCGAGAAGCGGATCGAGCTGCCGGACAAGGACATCGCCAAGCTCTCGCTGACGCTGTCGTGGCCGGACGGGCTCGGTGGCACCTACGCGGCAGCAGATAACGGGTCGGGCCTCATCG